TTTCTAAATATGTTAAAGGTAAACTTACTCCCGAAGAATCTAAATTCTTCACTGAAATAAATAAGATTCTTAGAGATAAACCACTTACCGATGAGGTAGGTAACAAGGTTGAAGAGGACTTACAACAAATGGCAGACGGAGTTTTAGACCCGAGTCAATCTAATCAAGGTTCTGAATTAAATACAGATCCTAATAGAACTGTTGGAACTGGAACATACAATCCTGTAAATACTGACGATAAAAACGTTAAAACTAAAGCTGGTTCAGATACCACGGATTCTGCCTCAGGTGGATCACATCCGGTATATGTAAGCTAAGATAAATATAAAAAACAAAAATAAACAAACATGAAAAATTTATTATCATTTGATGAGTTCGTAAACGAACACTACAAAATTGAGGAAGCTACTGATGCTGATGGATTCGATCCTACTGCTACTAAGGATACTGATCCTACTGCTGCCGCTGCAAAAAGTTTAGCAGAATTAACACCTGGTAAAGAGTATGTTGTAAATGGTACAACTGACTTAATCTACCAAGGTTATACTGATGGAGTTCACATTTTTAACGGTGAAGACAAAGCTAATGTCGTTTCATTAACTGACGAAGAGCTTACAGCTGCTGTTGAAAAAGGAACAGTTTCTGAAGTTAAAGAGTAATTAACTCTTATGTAATATATGCAATCGATAAAAAATAATAAACCAACGAAGAAATCAGGATTCCTTCAGGGTTATTTTCCTATTAACGAATGCAAAAAATATTCTGGACAAGGTCCCATAATTTATCGTTCCTCATGGGAGCGTAAATTTTGCTTATATTGTGAAAGGACTCCTGAGATCATAATGTGGTCTTCGGAGTCTCTTTCTATTAAATACTTTAATCCTAACGACAATAAATATCACACATATTTCCCTGATTATGTTGTTAGATTATCAAATGGAGATACTGTAATAGTCGAGGTTAAACCAAAGGCTCAATTACAAAAACCTTCTCTTCCTAAAAAACAAACGCCAAAAAGCGTAGCAGCTTTTAAATGGTCTTATAATACATGGGTTACTAATATGTGTAAAAAAGAGGCCGCTGAAAATTTTGCAAAGAGTCGCAATTGGAAGTATATGATTGTAACGGAAGACTTCTTCAAAAATAAACCTATCTCATGAGTAATCCAGTTTATGACTTCCTAAAGGAATTAATAGATTTGATGACTATTAAATTCTCAGGGAAAGGGGCTATACCACAAACCGAAGATTCAGCAGATGCTTACAAATGGTTATTAGAACAATCAAAGGATCAAAAGAACAAGAGAGTTGCAGTTCATAAAGATCCAGTAATGCACAACGGGAAGATCTATATATTCAAATATATGGCTAAACATAAGGATCGATTAGAATATTGGGACAGACACCCAATCTTATTATTTCTCGGTTATGTTCCTGGTGCAGAAGGTAAATTAGCAGTAGGATTGAATATTAGTTGGTATCCACCAGATGCTAGAAAATGGATTGTAGAAAAGATTCGATTGATGTATAAAGAACCTTACACTTCAGCAATGAAGAAAAATCCAAACGATGCAATAGCACAAAAACCAGTAGTTATCGATCTTTACACCTTAAAACAAGCTTTAGATACTTTTGGTCTATCATTCGCACTAAGAACTTACATTCTAGGTAACATGAGAAACCCTAAGCTTTGTTTATCATATGAAGATTGGGATAAAGCTATTAGATTAGACCAACCTCGAATATTTCCAGAATTACAAACAAAAGGAATAGCATTAGATGACATCTATAAACTCTTTAAAGAGTATGTCAAACATTATAAAGAAAATAGAGCTGCTAAAAAGGTAATAATGGATAAAAATAAGAAACTTCAGAAGTATAAGTTCATAAAATAATTTGAGAGTTAACGATTTGAATATATACTTTAATAAAACTAATTAAATGGCAGGATTTGTAAATAGGGACGAAACATATGCTGGAAGGCCGACTGCGTCTTCTCGTAATTTAGTTACGAAAGCCCTTAAGTCACTATCATCATTCGGTATGATGTATGATGATATGGTACTTCGTAATTCGAAGGCCATTGGCGTTAATGAAGACCAATTTGGTTGGAGATTAGATCCAAGAAATGTTGCTGGAGGAGAATATGATGATTATGCTTTATTTGCTAATCTATCAATGACCGATATTAATCTACGTAAATCAATTTCTATTTTCGATAAATCATATCCTAAAAAGAGAGAAGATCTACGTAAGTTTGCAATACAAGACGAAATAGAAGAAATTCTAGATACTTTATGTGATGAATGTATTGTATATGATGATAAAAATTATTTCGCATTCCCTCTTGCTTTTGATGATGAAACATTAGAACCAGGAACACTAGAGGCAATAAAAATAGGTTTGGAAACAAACTTCAAAAGAGTATATCAATACTTCGGTTTCAATAATGATATTGCAGGTTGGTCATATTTCCGTAAATGGATGGTTGATGGTTATCTTGCTTTTGAGATAATTTATAATAGAGAACAAACTAGAATTATTGGTTTCAAAGAACTAGATCCAATTACATTAGAACCAGGTCTTGACAAAGAAGGTAAGAAAATTTGGAAACAGTTTAAAGCTCAACCTAATAAAGAAAGAGTTCTTTATGATTCACAAGTAATCTACATATCTTATGCTAACGTTAATACGGTAAATCGTGTTTCTTACGTTGAAAGACTTATTCGTTCTTTTAATTTACTTCGTATTATGGAGCATTCCCGAGTAATTTGGGCTACAGTAAATGCTTCTTTCAAAACTAAATTCGTTATACCAGTTGGTGGTAAATCTAAAACAAGAGCTCGTCAATCATTAGGTGTTCTTATGCAGAATTATCGAGAACAAATTGATTTTGATACTGATAGCGGCGACTTAAAAGTTAATGGTAAACCAATGATGCCTTTCAATAAAGAATATTGGTTACCATCTGGTGAAGCCGGTGAACCAACTATTGAAACAATTGGTAATGATGGTCCAGATCTTTCGGATACAGATGCTCTTAAATATTTCCGTGAGAAATTAATCAAAGTTTCTAAAATTCCACTTTCTCGTTTTGATATGGAATCACCACCTTCATGGGAAATGAATGCTGAAGGTATGACGAGAGATGAAATTAAATTTGGACGTTTTGTTACTAGATTACGTTCGGTTTTCCAAGAAATATTAGTTAAACCTTTATGGATTCAGATGTGTCTCGATTTCCCAGAATTAAAAGAGGATGATGCATTTAAAGCACAAATAGGAATTAAATTTAATAGATATAACATTTTTGAAGAAATGAAAGAAATTGAAATTCTACAAAAACGTTTGGATTTCGTTACTTCGATGAAAGATGGTCTTGTTGAACAAGATGCTAACATGAATGAAATTAAATACTTTGCATCTGAGTTCTTGATACAAAGGTTCTTAGGTCTATCTCCTGATGATCTTCGATTAAATAAGAAACTTAAAATTATTGAGGATGACGAAAAGATCGAAGCTGCTAAAAAAGCTGCTGAAGCAACAGGTATGTAATGTAATCAAATAATAACTTTACGTAAGACCCTTGATATATAATTAAAATATAGACTGCTACAAATGAGCAATAATAAATATCTATTAGTACTAGAAAGATCCGAAAGCAACCTTGCTTTAACTAAAGAAGGTGACAAATACGTTCTTGAAGGTGTTTTCACTGAGATCGGTGTAAAAAACAAAAACAACCGTATTTATGACGAAAATGAATTGATGCCACATATCAATGAATTACGTGAAAAATTACAAGGTAACAAATTACTTGGTGAACTTGACCACCCAAAATCATTTGATATTTCTTTAAAAAATGCATCACATGTCATTGAAGATTTATCTTACGATAAAACTAAAAAACAAGTAATGGGCAGAATCCGTCTTCTTAATACAGATGCTGGAAAACAAGCTATGGCTTTAGTAGATGCAGGAGTTCCACTTCACATTTCTAGTCGTGCTGCTGGTGTTGTTGAGAATAACGGACACGTTAAAATCAAAAAGATGTTTACTTATGATTTGGTTGCAGATCCTGGATTTGCTAATGCTGAATTAAAAAGAGTTAATGAATCTTTTGGTTATTCCGATGATACTATTGCGATATATGAAACTGATTTAGATTTGAATCTACCAGAAAATATCGAAACTGCTCATATCGAAACAATTGAATCTAACAAAGATACATATATCAAAGAAACAAAAAATAACGAAATGGAACCTAAAAAGTACATTTCTGTTGAAGATTTTAATGAGTATACTAAAGTCGTTAAAAACGAATTTGAAAACCTTAAAAAGTCTTTAACGGAATCTAAAACAAACGAAACAACTTCAGATAATGAAGGTCTAGTAAAATATGCTGAAGCAATTGCTAAGAAAGTTAATCAGATACAAGAATATACTGAAAAACTATCAGAGTCAGTTGATGGTATTATTTCTCACAATGACTATATCGTCGAAAACCTAGAAAAGGTTAAAGATTATGCTGAAATGGTTGGAGAAAAAACAAATCAAGGTATTAATTATACTGAGAAAATTGCTGAATCAGTAGATCAAGGAATTGCTTATTCAGAAAAACTTGCAGAGTCAGTAGATTACTTAATTGACTATACTAAATTGGTTGCTGAAAAAGCGGATCAAAATATCGAGTACACTAATTATATTGCTAATGAATCTTCAAATCGTTGGAAATATCAAACTCATATGAACGAGCAATTAGATAACGTAATTTCTCATAACGATTACATCGTTGAAGGAACATCTTCAGTTATTGAATATACTGAATACCTAAAAGAACAAACTGAAAATCTTACAAATTACTTAAACCATGTAGTTGAACAAATCAACGAAGGTTCAGTTAAAATTGAAGGAACTTCATTAGTTGAAAATAAAACTGAAGAGGTTAAAACTGAAGAAGCTAAAAAAGTTAATGAAAGCTCAAATGATGAATTTGAATCTAACTTAACAAAACAATTAGATGCTATTTTAGAATCTGCTAAGGCTGAAAAAGAAGCTGCTGTTAAAAATAACAAATTGCACTTCATGAATTTCTTATCAGAAAATAAAAAGAATCAATTTGAATCTTTAAACCCAGAATCAAAAGATAAAGTTATTGCAGCTTTTGAAGGTAATAAATTCTATGGTTCTGCTGATGCTGAAAGAATTTTCGAATCAGTTTTTATGATAGCTCATACACCTTACAATTGGTTGACTAACATGCCGGAAAAATATAAATCTTCTTGGAATGGTTTAAACGAAAGCCAAAAGAATGCTATTAAGGCTCAGGCTTCTATGAGAGTTTTAGATACTCCTTATAAAGTTGAAGATTTTTGGTCTAGTAGAGATTTAAGATCTACTAAAATCGAGGTTTCTTCCGAAGAAAACGTTATCATTAACGAATCTTCTAATTACGAAACCCCATCTTCTTATTTAGATGCTGTAACTGAAGGACTTAAGAGAAGATTCAAAAAGTAATAAAATAATCTAAACACTTAGATATATAAAGAAATAACGCTAACATTGCTAAGACACAAAAAGCAAAATGCGTAAATAAAATAAAAACAAACATTAAAAATGTATTTAATCAACGAAAATGAAATCCAGGCTAAATGGGCTCCTATTTTGGAATCTACTACTGGTATTACTGATCGCAACAAGGTTGAATGGATGTCTAAATACTGTCATTATCATGAATTGTATGAAAACAACAACTTAGCTCAACTTGGTGCTGTAAACGGTATGGGTGCTACTCGTTTCCCTGGAAACCCTGGTACTCAAGATGCTTTCTCTACTCAATCTACTGGATCTGGTGATAAAGCTCACACATTATTGCCTCTTGCTATGCAAGTTGCTGCACAAACTGTAGGTCTTGACCTAGTTCCAGTTGTTCCAATGCCTGGCCCAATGGGAGTATTAACTTACTTAGACTTCGTTTACGGAGGTGGTCAAACTAACGGAACTGGTACTAACATTCCTTTATTAATCAAAGCTAACGTAGGAACTACTGCTGCTATAGGTGTTACATCTGTTGCTACTGCACAAGGTGTTACTTTGAATTATGTAGGTAACTCACGTTTAGATGGTAATGCTATCTTACACGTAACTGGTACTTTAACTGCTAATACTACTCTATTGCAAGCCATCACAGGTGTTACAGCTGCTACAGCTTACTTCCCTGTTACTGCTGCTACTTCTATTGAATTAGTAAAAGCTTTAGAAGATCACATTACTGGATTCTCTGGTTCTTCATTAGCTAACAGAGATTACACTGGTGCTGATATCAATGATCCTTACTCAAGAAATGACGGTGAGAGCACGATGGATAACATCATGAACCTTTCATTGTTCAATAAATCAGTTGAAGCTAAGACTTTCCAAGTTGCAGCTGCTGTAACTCGTGAGCAAGTTCAAGATTTGAAACAATTCGGAGTAGATGCTGTATCTCAAGTAGAATCAGTACTTATCAACGAATTGACTCAATCAATCAACAAAAACATCTTGTCTCGTTTATTCTCTTTAGGAGAAAGAAACCATGCTCAAGTAATTTCTACACAAGGTCTTAACTTCTTCGTGAATTTAGGTGCTACCGCTAGAACATTAACTCAGCTTGCTACTGACAATACTGCTACTGCTTTCGCGGCATATATTTCTTCAACTGTTCCTGCTTCTACTTCTGTAGCTGCTACAGAGGTTGTTAACAGTGCTTCAGAAAACTTACACTCACGTCAACGTAAGATTATGTCTAAAATCTTAGCTATCGCTAACTTGATCGCTATTAGAGGTCGTCGTGGACCAGCTACTTTCGTAGTAACTAACGGACAAGTTTGTTCAGCTCTTCAAGATGTTGCTGGTTTCGTACCTGCTCCAATGGCTAACACAATCAATCAAATGAGTGGATCACTTTACCCAATCGGTACTCTTGCTGGTCTTGCTATCTACAACGATCCTAACATGTCTTGGAACGATACTCGTTTCTGCGTGGGACGTAAAGGTGATGGTAACTCTCCTGGTTTAGTGTTCATGCCTTACTTAATGGCTGAATCAGTACAAACAATTGCTGAAGGAACTATGGCTCCTAAAGTTGCGGTTAAATCTCGTTACGCTTTAGTTGAGGCTGGATTCCATCCACAAACTATGTACTTAACTTCAGGTGTAGCTATCGCTTCTGCTTTTGGTTCTTTAGTATAATCTTAATTAGTACTATAACACTTAAAGGAGTTCTCGTAAGAGAGCTCCTTTTTTTGTCTGTTATCCTTGCCATTGATATATAAATAAACCTTAGAAGAGAAACAAACATATAAGAAATATGAGTTTTATAAAGCCAATGAATGTACTATACATTCAACAAGAATTAAAAGAATACGAAAGACTCTGTGCTGAATATAATTATTCACCAGCAAAAGAGGAATTCGAAGATATCGTACAATTTATCCTATTATACCACGGAGGACAATCATCTGGAACAATGTGTGAATCCATATCAGAAAAGGATATGAATTTCCTATTTGAAAATTTCAGTGAAAAAATGGAATGGTTATTAGAATACACCGGAGGTGATGGTAGTGGGAATCCACTTACTGCTGATGGTAGTGCTGAATTAGATAGTGCAGTAGGTCTTGCTAAAACTGTAGCAGGTAAAGCAATTAATACTGCTAAAAAAATAGGAGCCGGTATTGTTATTGGTGCTGCTGCAGCAGGATTATATATAGCTTTCTTATTTAAAAAGAGTAAATTAAAATCATCAGTAGGAAAGGAGTTATCTCTAGAAATGAAAAAACTTGATAAATTCCAAGAGGTTGTTAATTTGAAAATTGAATTAGCTAAATTAAAAGGTGAACCTTCACCTGCTATTTCTTCATATCCGAGTATGACTCCAGCACCACCAATGGATGAACCAAAAAGACCAGGACAAAGCGACGAAAAATAAAATTTCGATAATGGAATTAAATGCATATATAAACCAAGAATACAACCGAGCTCTATTAGAAAAAGAGCTTAATGAAGCTTACGCTGAAGAGGTGTTATATTCTAAAACCGAAACATTCTTAGAACTTATATCTGAAGAATATGATATAGAAATTGACGAAGATTGTGAATTAGATGAACTATTAGATATTCTAAATGAAGAGTTTTC